TCCATTTCTTCAACAAGTCGTTTCGCTGTTTTATTATCAATACTTTTTTCTAAATAATCTTTAAATTCGCTCCATGATATATCTACATCTGATGTTATTAATGGTAGATTTTTTTGAATTGTTTTAATGCCAATACCTTTTATCCCAGGAATATTATCACTCTTGTCGCCAGAAATTATTTTTAGATAAATGTGATTCTCTGGTGTAAATTCATACTTTTCTTTAACTAATTCAGGTGTATATAATTTTTTGTGAGGAGGATTCCATATAGATATTCTGTCATTTACTAATTGAACAAAATCACCATCAGTTGACATAATGACAACCTTTTCATTAAATACATCTTTAGCCAAATAAGAAATTACATCATCAGCTTCTATATTATCACGTATTAATACTGTAACTGGTAATTGTTCTAAATAATCAGAAATACGTAACAATTGTCTCATGGCATTCTTATGTTCGTCGTCAGCATCCTCAAAATCATATGCTCTGTTAAGTCTTACTCTCAATCCACGACGATTAGCTTTATATTCTTCATATATTTTTCGCCGTCGCTGACTTCCACCTTTTCCATCAAATACAATCACACAACGAGTCGGAGACATTTGACGAATAGCAGCACACAAAGAATTAAAAAATCCTGTAATTCCTCCAATATGTGTTCCATCATCATTCATGGTAGGATTGCACGAGAATGCTCGTAAATAAATATTTAATCCATCAATTAAGAGAACCTTTGAATTAATATTAGTTTCTTCTTCTTTACTACGTTTAATGTTAGCAAGAATACTATCTATATTATTCATAACTTATTCCTTTAACTTATTTATCATTTTTTCTATATACCGTGTTTTGTTTGATATTTTTTTCCAATCATGCTCCCAAATAATTCTAACATTAAATCCCTTACTTTCAGCAAATTTAATTTTAGCAGCATCTTTTTCCCATTTTTCCCAAACATATCGATTTTTTACTTTATCCCAGAAATCAGATGGATATACATCTTTTGGATAATGCCAGCGGTCGCCATAATATTCAATAATAAGATTATATTCTTTAATGTATAAATCATAAGGTAAATTTTCAATGTAAAATTCATCAGTTACGGTATAACCCACTTTACGAAAGAACTTTGAAACTTCTGCCTGTCCTCTGCTCTTCGTCGTTAATTTACGTTTTCGATTGAATTTTTTAGCCAATAAAGTTTCCCAGTGAATTATACTTTCAGATATAAATATCAATTCACTGAGAAAATATATGTTATTCTTCTACAATATCATCTTCTTTTTTTTCAATATCATCTTCTTTTTTTTCAATATCATCTTCATTTTCTGTAATTGTAGGTATTTCAATATCTAAACCATCGTCTTTACTTTTATATTTCATAATAAGTAAATCACATAGTTTCCCATATAAAAATTCTTTTAAATCAACATCCTTTAATACATCAGACCATTCTTCATTAAGAAATTTTATTTCTTCACCACTTTGATTTATTATTTTTGAACCAGGATTAGACCGTATTACAATATCATTATCTTTAAATATTTGTAACCAATGTTCTGAATCATCAATTCCACGATCAAAATATACATCAAATAATGCAATTTTAAATGGAGGACCTACTCTATTTTTTATTACTTGTGCATTAACTTTTACTCCTATAACTTCTTTTCCACCAGTAACTTTTTTTACAATTTGACCCATTAATTTTAATCTAATACGAACTGATGCATGAAAACCCAAAGCCTTTCCGCCAGATGTTGTAAATTTATCACCAAACATTACACCTAATTTGTCTCTTAATTGATTCGTTGCTAAAACTGCAATTCGTTCTTTACCAATTAAACGAGTTATCTTTCTAAAGCCCTTTGATAAAATAATAGCCTTACCTGTTGCCCATCCATCCTTGTCATAATCACCTTCCATTTCGGCTACAGTCGACGCGCCAGCAAATGAATCAACAACTATTGTTACAAGCCTATCTATATTTGCCTCTCTTGCTACACCAATTATATGCTCTATCGCTTCAAATATGGACTCAGCAGTATCTAACTGAACATATAACATCTTCGATACATCAACTCCAATAGCTTCTAAAAAATCTTGACTTAATGCATTCTCTGTATCAATAAATACAGCCACTCCACCTAATCTCTGTGTTTCGGCTAATATGTGACCAGCTATAAGTGATTTGCCAGATGCTTCAAGCCCATTTAATTCTGTTATCCTACCGACAGGTATTCCTCCATGTGGACGATTCGATATTGCTAAATCTAAAATAGGACTGCTTGTAGAAATCCATTCCTTTACATCAGTAGGAGTAACTTCTCCACCAATAAAATATGCAACTTGTCCTTCTGTTTTAAATTTTTTATTTAATGTTTCAGCAAGAGATAATGCTAAATCATTCTTTATTGTTTTTTTGCTCATATATGTTCTCCTAAATAAAAAATGGTCGGAACGTTAATTCCGACCAATTAACCAACGAATTTATTTGTCCTTCGGTTTATCTTTGAATATATCATCAAACATAGCCTTAACATCTTCCGGATTAGCAATAGTTTCAGGTGCTAGTTTTTCAGGAGTTTCTGATGCTGGTTTCGTGTCTGTTTCAGTTGATTCGGCTGGTGATTCGGTTGGTGATTCATCAGGTGTATCTGTTGTAGGAGTTTCAACTACTTCTTCAGGATTTAAATATAATTCAAGAGCTTCAGCTAATTCTTCATACGTTTTTTCTTCATACAATTCGTTAATATCAGGTTGTTCTTCAACGATTTTTTGAAGAATAGCACGATCATTTGTAACAGGAGACGAATTCCTTTTAATTCGCATTTTAGGAGTGTTGAATTTTTTACCTTCTTCCTTAACAGTGTAAACAACAATATCATAACCAGATGCAGGATCAGTAATATCACCACAATCAGGGTCAGCAATATTAGAAAGCAATTCTTCATAAATTGTTTTTCCAAATCCCCAGAATTTTACACCTTCATGTTCTTGTCCGCGCACAATAATAGGAGCGAAAGTTCTCAATTTAGGTTCGAGTTGTTTACCTTGAATCCAATCTTCTTTATTTCCAGTGTTTTTTAATCCTTGTGCAACTTCCATTACAGGATCAGGTTTTCCAAATGAAACAGGTGAAAGATAAGTTTTACCATTAAAATTATAATGAAAATATAATTCAATGAAAGGATTATCAGGTTGAAGTTTGTAAGGAACAATCCGAATGGTTTGTTCTTTATCAGTTGGTTTCCAAGTAAGATTAGAGTTTTTCTTGGATTTTTTAAGTTTGTCGAGACGTGCTCGAACAGCATCTAAATCGATGCCTCTTGTTGCTGTTCCCATAATAATTCTCCTTATTTTAGGGTTCATGATTTAAGTTTAATGGTTTAATATCAGCGTAACCATTTGTGTTTTAATGTTTAATTTTTTTACTTATGTTTAATAGTTTATACTTATATATAAATATAAAGTTCCATAAAATTTGACTTTTTTAAAAATAATTTGTAAATTAAATTTTTATATATCCTCTATTTTATATATTTTGGTTTTTGTCTTTTTTAATCCGTCGTCGTCTGTAACCAATAATGTATTTCTATATTTTTCCCAATCGACTTCATAATCAGCATCCATTTTTCCGTCATTAAAAAGACTCACGACTTCATTAAGAGCATTTATAGTATATAAAGTATTTGTATATTTTTTACGATGTATAGAAATTGTATTTCTCATCGTTTCACCAGAAACTTTTCCTTTATCAATATTATATGTTAATATCAATTCCCTATTATTATTTAGATTTTCTAATATAAATAATTTACCATATGAAATTTCATATATACTTTTTATTTCATCTATTGTTTCATTTAATTTATCTCGTCGTGTAAACGTGCATAGTAATTGAGTTCCTTCAGTCATAAACCTTCTCCTTATGTATTATATATCTTTTTATTTGCATCTTTAATCAGTTTTTTAAAATCATTATGTAAAGACATTTCAAATTTAATATCCGGCCCAGCATATCCAATTCCATTTGATCTGATTTTAATACCAGCAATAGGTATAATCTTTTCTTCTTTTCCAGCTTCAACTTTTACTCTATATGCAAGATATGGATTTCCTTTACTATCAATTTCAGTTGTTAATTGTTCTTTTATTTTATCAAAATCCTCTGTTCCAAAAATCTCTTTTACTATAATTGAATCTAATGATTGATTTCCTACTGCCATATTTTCTTCTTTATTCGTTATTGATTTTAATGGAAACTCTTGTTTAATATCATTGAGCAATCCTTCTTTTAATTTTTCATCTCCAGCCATTGCCTTGAGTGAATCACTTTGATATTGTCTATACATAGTATAATAAGTATCAACAATCTTAATAGCATTTTTATCACCATTATCAGCCAATGCTTTAATTCCATAATAAATAACTTTCATGTCACCTCGAGAAGGAGATTTTTTTGCTTTTTCTAATGCTTCATCAAATGAATATTTTTTTGTTTTTTGAGCATCTAAAAACGTTTTCATATCTTCGGTCATGTTTACTGTTTTATTACTTTTCAATAACTTATCTAATTCATTAATAGATTTTTTTAATTTGTCCGCTCCATTAACAATCATAGTACGTTCTCTAACAGTGAAAACCTTTGGATTAATTGAATCATCAATATTCGGATTCCACTTTAATAGTTTTCCAACCCGCGAATTTAATAAATTTGCATTAAGAGATTGTTTTAATGTTACTTCATATAATTTAATTTTTCCATCTGGTAATTGTAATTTATAATAAACATCACTCGTAAATCCTTTGTTATTTTTATAATCAGACAGACCAAGTGCTTCAACGTCATTTTGATTATCCCAAGCACCTGCTATAATTTTTGTTCCTTCTGGAAATTTATTTGATATTTGATTTTTTATAACTTGTCTATTTCCAACAGCACCTTTAATCCAATCTGATGTTAAAATTTGATTTCCTTGTTGTTTTGTTTCATTTACATGATTATTTAATTCATTATATAATGAAGAAAATTCTTCCTCATCCAATGTTGTAAATAATAATGATATTAATTCTCCAGCTTGAGAATTAATTGTTCCTGCTCCTCCAGCACTATCAACAAAATATGATAATTTTTGAGTTGGAGTTGACTTTATAGATTTCGTATTAATAAATCGTTCTAATAATTCTGTATAGTGCTTTGGTATTTTTATGTTAGTTTTTAATGTATTCGAAAACTTAAAATGTGGAGGAGGTTCAGCATTAAAATATTGTTTATTATTTTTATCAAAATCATTACTTGGAGGAGATAATTGTTTATTAAAATTTTCAGTTTTTAAAGTATTAATTTTTTTTAATGATTTGTTTTTTCCATCTATAATATTCTCACTATCTTTATCTTGTGGTGAGTCTTTTTTTTCTTTTCCAACGTCACCTGCTGTAGTTTCTTTTCCTCCAACAGTTACAACCGTAGTATCTCGCATTTTATGTTGAGATTTATATTTTTTAAATTCATCTTCATCACCAAATTCTATTTCATTTATAATGTCATTTTCCTTTACAAGCATCCCATTTTTGGTTTCACAATAAACTTCACCAGTCATAAAACACTTAAATTTATTTTCAACTAATACATCATCTATTGAAATTGTGTCTCCTGTTTCAACAATCATCATTTGTTCTTTATCAAATTTATATGTTTCTATTGCTGTTGTCGACTGTCCATCATCTTCTAATTCCTCTTCCTCTTCTTCACTGTCCTGTGTAGGTAAAATATTTTGCATTTGAGATGGATCATAATAAGTTGAATATCCACTTCCAGTCATATGAGTTTTACCACGATTATAAATTGCAGTACCTGTGATTGACCTCATTGAGTCAACTTCTTGTAAAATCTGCTTTTCGTATGCTAAATTTTGAATAATCATCGTTATAGCATCATTTGGAACGTCCTGCTCTTTTAAAATATTTTTTAAAATTACTCTATGTTCATAATTATTAACATCAGGTTTCCCATCAGAAACTCTATACGACCAATCAGACATAATATCATCGATTAATTTTGTTTTATCAAACATTTTTGTTCTCCATAAATAATTCTTTTATATAAATATAAAAAATTTCATCTTTTGTTAAATATTTCCGTAACATCTACCATATCTTGATAATTATTACCAAAATATACTTTTGTAGGAAATACATCTAAAATATTTTTAATTCCCAAAATACATTCTTTTCCATCATCTTTTGAATAATCTATTAAAAATGAATCATATGTATATAATACTAATTTAGTTTTAAAATTTTTAAGATATATTTGTAATTGTTTAATAAAAATTACATTTATTTCTGTTTCTATAAGTTGAATAAAATAATTTAATACTTTCGTTGGATTTGGATTTTCAATATGTTCAAGCATTATTTTTCTTTTCGTCAGCGGAGACACATAAAATTTATTTTTTCGCATAATATTCCACATATTATATGTAAATTCTTGAACTTTAGCAAAAAAAGGTATTTCATTTTTAATATGAGTTGGAATTCCACCATATAAATATTTAAAATTTAATCCTTTAGCTTCTTCATATTCGTCAGGGGTAAGCTCTTCTTTACCAAAATAATATTGTCCTAAATATGTATGAATATCATCTGTATCAAATTTAAACTTTATAAATTTTGCTATAAGACTTAAATGAAACGAACTAAAATCAAATAATAAAAAATTATCATGTCTGGGAATAAATGCTTTACGCACTCCAGTCTTCTTTTCAATAGCAGCAAAATTAATATTACCGAAACGATTAGATGGTCTGCCAGTTGAAGTAAAAAAGTTATATTCAGAATAAATATAATTGTCAGGAGAAATATGAGGAGAAACATCATTACCGTAATGTTTTTTAAATAATATAGGATCAATGAGAATACCAGTACGTTCTAACTGGCTTATTGTATACAGGGTCGACCGATAGTAGAGTAACGCTTCCGGAGGATTAAAGTTCCCTAAAATATAAGATATTTTTTCAGCATTAATTTGATGCAATTCTATGTGTTTCGTCGCTGGAATAATATTGTTCACATTAGGCAACACACTATACTTTCTTTGGTACAGAAGATGAATCGGTGTGTCCAGGACCCACTCTGGTACATTATTTTTCAATAGGTAGTAAAACATATTAATATCTATTATAGAGTCATTATCAAAAATACTAAGTAATCGTTTTTGATCAATTGTCCAAATTTCTTTAGGTTTTAATTCTTGAAGTCGTTCTGCTGGAATATGAAATAAATCAGGATGATTAATTCCTATTACAAAATCAGTATAATCATCAATATTTCGAATGAATAATAATGAAACTTCATTTCTAACATAATGGATTATATGATTTGTAAATGTGGGTAATATAATAATATTTTTATTTGTTACAGACAATATAAGTTGATTATAGTCGTCTAAACTATCTATATATTTCATTTAATAACCTTTAATTTTAAATTAAAACCTTTATTATTCTTTCCAAAATTGTAGCCTGTTACCTACTGTTTTACTAATGCCTGGTAAGAAAAGTTCCTTTGATTCCAATGTTTTTGTATTTCCCATTATTACATCATTTCGTTTTCCAGTAATTTTCCATCTTAATGAAATACCTTCAAAAAAAGAGTATCCATTAATAATATTATTTGATGTAAATTTTTTATATTCTGCTTCATTAACTTCAATTATTGTACTATATTTATTTGCTTTTAATTTTAAAAAATATCTTATAATATATCCACGAGAATAATCTTCTGAAATTAATTGAGGATAATAACTAACTGGATATTTTTTAATAATTTGTCCCGTACCTTGAGGAGCCACCTTTCTATATTCATCTGTTATATTCATGATATTACCACACCTTCTTTTTCTCTATTATTTGGATCATAATATACTACACTTTCTGTGTCCTTTCCCATGTATCTAAAAAAACTTCTAAATGTTGTCGTCCAATCATCTCCAGATACATCATGACTCACTTCAACAATTTGAAATATACCAGAATTTTTATATAATTTCGGAACATTATCTAATGTAAAACAATTTCCAGGTAATACACCACTTATTCCATCAATTGTTACAGAAATTTCAAGAGGATATATTGGATTGTGTCGAACTCTATTTTCAATAATTGTTTTTCCATTTGCTTCTAAATTTCGATTTAAATATTCAATAAGTAAACTTTTTCCTTTTGGGTCTAATATAATTATATTTGGAGGCCAACCAGACTCACTATTTTTTGGAGCCTCTCCATTTGCTAATGCTTTTCTTAATTCCAGAAAACTAACAGAAAAATTTTCTCTTTTATCTTTTTCTTCATTTTCTTTTTCGGCTTGTTTTTTAAGTTCAGCATCTGAAAGAGGTGGAGTTGGAGGAGGACAAAGCCTTCTTAATATTCTATCTTCATGACCACCAAATATTGCTTTGACTCCAGCATCATTATCATCATTTACAACTATTCCAGAACAATTAGTGTTCGATTTATTACGACCCACAAAATATTTTAATGCTAATTGATCTGTAAGTTTAGATGTAAATGAAACAGATGCTAATATACTTTCTCCACTATAACCACCAAATGAAAGAATTCTGTCGGCTGATGACAATTTTGCATTAAATGCTTTATCAACATCAGTTATATCGTCTTGAGATATAAAATTTAAATCAATGACTTGTAATACACTCTCTTTTAATGGATCTGGTTGTATTTTGAAATTCCATATGTCACCACAAGCATTACTGATTCCTCTTAATAATTTCATAAGTGCTTCTTCTAACGTTTCAGCATTTGAAAAAGTTTCCTTAACAAAATCAGAATTAAAATATAAACGAGTAATTTTCCCTGATTTATTTGATATATTATTCGTATTAAATATAAGAGCACCCGGTGATGCAGAATGAACAACTAATCCAATTTTGGCATCTGTTGAAAATAAAAATTTATCATTTGATATTTCAACCTGTGAACTATCTATTTTAAATGCCGTTCCTTTACCAGCTCCACCATTAAATTCCCATGCTGAATGTGCATTAACTATCTGTTGTTCAATAAATTTCCACGAAACAAACGTAATATCTTTATCTAACCATAAAAATCCACCATCTTTTTGAGAAAGATTAAGTACATCTTTTGATAATTTCCAAGTTCCCGTTCCATCTGGTTTTGGTAAATCTAAAAGATCACCTTCACTAAATTTATCCTCTATAAATCCTTTTATTGTTTGAGATCGTTTAATATTTTTACCTTCTTTTGTAGAAGCACTTGGTTGAACTTTGTCTTTATTTAAATCAAGAGAGAGTAATGTCTGACCCATAGATGTTAATTCTGTTGTACAAGTCCAACTTCCATCATCATTCGCATTAAATGAAAAATTTGTGATTAAACCAATATAAGCGTCCTGGTTTCCATTTGCTTTTATGATAATATCATCATATATTTTACCAGCATCTAAATAATATTCTTTTAATTTATTTATATTATCAACTGGTGTAGTAACAGGACGTTTACCTACTTGACCCCAACCCCACTCTAACCAAATTGATACTCCAGGAGTAAGCCAATATGGGGCAAGCTCATCTAAATCTTCAAGGTTTGGACAAGTCCAATTTATAGTTACTTTTCTTAATGATTGTAATTCACCCTTACTCGACATATTAATAGAATCAATTCCAGGTATTGGTTTATCTTTCATTTGTCGCCCAGGACGTCTGTAAAGAGTTTCAAATGAACCACGAGTATAAAAACTCTTACTTAATAATCCTCCAACCATAACATTTAAATTACCAACTAAAGATGTTTTTTGAGGTCCAACAAATGAATTATCTATTACTTGAACAGCATTTGAAATGGCTCGTACCCATACTGCTCGAGGAACAGCATTTTTACCAAATGATTTCTTTTTCCGACGAATAAGTTCTTTTCCTACAAAATCATGTCGTGTTAACGGAACAATACGAGGAAATGTTTTATATTTATCTTTTGATGATGGCATAACTTAACGTCTCCTATTTATAGATTCCATTTCAGAATATATATTTTCTACATTTTGAGGAATTCTTAGATTTGTCCCAGGCTTTATATTTAATGTTCCCTTTCCAATATCATTCGCCTGAGCAATTATCCACCACATAGTCACATCACCATAATAAGTAAATGCTAATAAATCCAGTCTATCACCTATATTAGTTATTACATAAATATCTTCATCATTCGGCTCAATTTTCGGATATATTGTCGTCTGATGTTTCCTGTTTTTTGTGTCTTTATCTATTGCTTGTGTCGTGTATTGGTATCGACTCATTATCTACTCCTTATACTGTTGATTTTTGCCAATCTTTTATAGCACTATAAAATGGTGAGGTTGAACTCATTGGACGGTGATCTAAACTGAATGGCGTAAAGCTACCAATCGTTACTCTAATCAATCTTGGTAATTTAGCAATTTTAATATTTTCAGTATCAAATCTTGATTTCGGTTGTTCGTCCCGCACTTCCCAAGTCATATCATCATCAAATGTTACTGTTACTCCACCATCAAGTATTCCAGCAACATTATTAAATAATCCACCTATTGTAAGTTTAACAAATGGAGCTTCCATATATTTTCCATATCCTTCAGACAAATCTTTATATGTAGGATAACACAATCCCATTAAATAATTTAATTTTTCGTATACAGGTTGTAATTCTTTTGGATTATGAATCATTAATGAAAATGAAAAATTAACCTTTCGTGTCGCTCCTTTGTAAATATATAATTTGTCAGCACGACCAATATATGCCTTCTCGTTCCATTCAGGACTTACATTATCTGTTATGCCATTTAAGTTTGCTCTAAATACAATCCATTTTCTTTTATTGATATGATAAAATTTAAAGGGAATTAAATCCTGAGAACCATCAGTAGGTTTTTCTTCACCATATTCTAATAAATTAAATGAATCACCTTTACGATCTTTATCTACTTTATTTCCAGAATCAGCAAATCCGCGACCCTGAGGACTTAATATCATAGAAACACCTGAATCCTTCAAATGTTGTGAATATGTTTTTGGTTCATCAAGTAAATTATCTATGTTTAATGAACCTGCTGTAGCACTACCTCGTCGTATAACAATATCACCATATGTTTGTAAATATGAATTTAACTTGTTTGAACTATCTTGGGGATTTTTTGTTAATCTACTATCATATAATGATGCTTGAGCATATTGATCATATCCTGGAATAGCAGCTTTATTAGCAAATGTAGTACCAGTTTGAGCTTTTTCCCCTCCAATAGCAGTTCCTTCTGTAATAGCATATAATAATCTTTCTAACGGACTTTCACCGGCTTGTACATCATATGTATCAAGTTCTTCACCATCATTATTAACTACTCTAATTTGCTTACCTTTTTTAGCTGAATATGAATATGTCACATTATATTTATTAAAAATTTTAATTTTTGTCGCTTCAGAACCTAATATACCATATCCAAAAATAGCCATAACAGTATTCGCAAATGGAATCTTTCTTAATAAATTTTGAAGAAAACTTGTTCCTGTTAATTGATTATTCATTGTTATTTGTGCATCTGATACTGGTGTGTATCCCGTACCTAATGTATATCTCCAACCCTTTTCGGCTAATGCCTTGTTTATATTCATATGATCAAACGGAGATAATCTATTTGAATTAGGAAGACCACCACCATCAGCACCTATTGGAAAACCATATTTGTTTGGATCAAGCGATTTCCACGTTTTAGCCATTCCCATAGTATAAGCACCAGCCTGAGCAAATAAAATACCTGGAAATTCAGACCCTTTAGTATCACGAATCGGCGACTGATAATATGCTCTGCTTTTTATATCATTAGAATATAATGCTTCAGTATATGTTGCTGGTGCTGCACCAGTTATAATTGAAAGTCCAGGAATTCCAAATAAATTTGAAGCATCCATGTGCCGACGTTCATGATAACCAGTTAAAGGAATAAGATTACTTAATATAGAATTTGGTTTCCATATTTTAGTTTCAATCGTAGGATTCATTATTTGTAATATACCTTGATTTAAACCAAATTTTAATCCTTCAGGACTTAATAACCATCTGGCTGTAGCACCAGCTCTCGTTAATGTATAATTTAATTTATTTGAGTATTCGTCAGCAGAATCATTAGGTTTAATTGTTATCAGCGGTTGAGCAGCTGATCCTAAATAAGTCGTCTGTAAAACTGGAGCATTTTCATAATATGTATCAGCCAAAGATTTTATCACCGTAGTATCTGTTACTGGTGGATTACTCATTTCAGTAGCCACCGGTATAGGAAATTCAGGTGAATCAGTCGTTTTTAATTTTTTAAATATACTTCTATTATAAAGTTCTATTAATGCCACTTAATTTCTCCAATTATGTTCGTGCTGTCTTAGCCAAAAATTCTCCAATTTTCGCTCCCTGTAATTTTAAATCTACTCCATCATCAAATTTTTTCATAAATTTATTTATTACTTTAACTACATCTTCCATTGTCGTCTGTTCCTCCATAGGAACAGTTTCACTTGGTTTATTAATCCCTGCACTCATTGTCCCAACCCCAGCCATAGCAACCTGAGCACCAATTGGTTCAGGAGTAAATACAGGAGTCACAGTGGTTCCTGTAATACGACCCATTGAATCAGCGACGCTGCCTAATGGTTCAGACATATCAGCAATATCTTGTAATTGTCCTATAATTCCACCTCCAAGTAATGTCGCCAACAATCCGCTTCCAGCAGCTACCACATTAGCAGCACTAAATGCTGTCATAGCCCCTGAAAGAGCTATAATTGCGCTAGCCGCTAATAAAATTCCCGGAGCGACCGACGCAAGTGTTTCAAATGGAGTAGCTACATCACCAGCTTTTGAAATTTCTTGCATCGCCTTTCCAAGAATCCACATACCACCAGCCATTATTACCATTGCAGCAGCTCCAGCTAAAATAGCTACAGTCCCAACTCCACTTGACATTAATATCCCAAGCCCTATTATAGCAGCTGTAAGAACACCCAATGAAATTACACCCTTTGCTACACCTTCCCAACTAACACCAGTTGAAAATTGTTGCATAGCCTTAGCCAAAATCCACACAGCACCAGCTACCATGACCATAGCAGCTCCCCCAGCTAACATTTTTTGGGGAGTCATACTTTTACCCATAAGAGATTCCATTATTCCACCTTTATTACTTGTTCCAATTTTAGATGTAAGTCCTCCAAATCCTTTCATTTTTTGCATTAAACCACTAAGAAGTCCTCCAGCAGTTTTAAATGGACTAATTAATGCCCCTGTTATATTTTGTAATATCTGTGTTTTCCATATTAAAGCTAATGTAAGACTCAACCCAATAATCATAGTAAGTCCCTTGACCCATTCATTCTGCATACTATCAGCAATTAAATTAATTAATGTATAAACCGGCCATAATAAAACTGCTAACGTAGTAATTAATGGTATCAATAAATTACCCAAAACTATTACGATACTTTTAAATGACCTTGTAATGTTAGCAAGAGGACCAGCCAATCCCTTAGCATCCAATACATCTGATAATTTATTTCCAGCCATTATAGCAGCAAAAGGTTCCATAGCACCACTTGAAACTTTTTCAAGATCAGATGCCCTTGATACCATTTGACCTAATTCAGCAACTCCAATTCCAATAGCATCAGCTAAAGCCTTTCGTTCAATTATATTCATTTCATTAAATTCGGCTTCAGTACCAACTTGTCGTAACATTTCTCTATGCATACCAACCAAATCACCTTCAATAGCTAATGCACGTGCTCTATCTAAATTTATTGAACGACCAGTAAGAACCATAGCATTCATCTGTCCTTCAATTGAACTTTCAAAATCAAGTAACTTTTCTGCCATTCCAGCAACAGCTGCCATATTCGTTCCAAGTTTCTTTGCTTGAACAGCAGCCTCAGCGATGTTTTCACCACCAGCTTTAGAAAATTTGGCAACAGCTTCTGAATTCTGAGCAATGTCTTGTAATACAGCCTTTGGAGCTACCTTAGCTTGCTTAGCTAATTGAGTCGTCCCAGCAATAAACGCCGTTGCGGTATCTTCACTTGCACCAAGCATATCCATTGACGATTTTAATAAAGCAGCTGATTCATCAGCACTTAATCCAAGTGCCTTTGACATCGTTAATACATTTTTTGTTGTTTCTTTTGTTATTCTCGTTGTATCACCAAATTGTTCGGCTATAGCAGCTGAAGCCTGAAAAGCTTCTTCGGCTGTAACACCAAACTTAGCCATTTCGGCTGTAATGTTAGCAGCATTTTCTCGTATTGCTTTTGTATCCTTTACTGCTAATCCAGTCGTCTCCCTAAATCCTTGAGCAGCTTCTTCTATTTGCTTGAAATAATTTAATCCTATTAATAATAATCCACCAAGTATAAACCACGGATTAAGAATAAATCCTTGTATATTATCGCCAATACCTTTAACTTTACTTTTCATGTCGTCAAGAGGTTGTAATTGTGCTTTAGCAGCTTCAGTAATTTTTTCATGATGTTCTTTTAAATCTTGAGTAACTTTAAGATTTTCTTCTTGTAACTTTACTAATTCAGTTAATATTTTTGTTTGATCACCTCTAATTGATTGTAGTTTAAGCGCATCTTTTACCAGTTGTCTACTTTTATCTATTTGATTACCAAATAATTTATCTTCTTCTCCCGCGACATCTTTAATTTGTTTATGAAGTTCATAAATTTTTGATGTTAAAGTTGATAATTGTTCAGTTTGTTTTATTTGATCTTGTTTACTATCAGCCATTATTTTAATCCATATTCACTATATTTATTAATTAAACGTTGTCTAAGATCCTCATAATCTTTATTAAACTCTATAATTTGTTTTTCCAATTCAGGATCTTTCATCTTTTTAGTTATTTGAGTTATTTTTTTCTTTTTTAAAGCATCAAATATTTTATCCACAAATTTATCTATCACACTTTCATTTACTAATTTTTTCGCCATTATTATTCTCCAAATTAGATGTTTATTACTATCTATAAATATATCAAAACAAAAAAGTCCTAAAGATTTTATCTTCAGGACTTCTTTTGAGTCTTATTAATATCAGAATAACGAGTGGGAGTTGGTGGAGGAGTTTGAGAAGTACTCGTACCTTGTTTTGAATTTATAGCTTCTCTTTCATCATCCTTTGTTCGTTTTAATAATTGTAAGAAAAATTTTCGTTTAATTACTGGAAGATCATATACATCTCTAAATGTGAAACCTCCGTTGCTAAAATAACAAAGATTAAAAATTTCTTCGTGAAATACGCGATTATACCCTTCCGGAAGGCCAAAGAAACCCAATCCCTAATGGGATGTCCACCATATCCTCGAATCCACACTCTTCACATGTAAAGAAAAATGTTGATTCTACATCTGGAGCAATTCTTTGTATTTCTTTTCGTAATGCTAATGAATCAATTGACCGCATGGTTCCAACAAAATTATTAATAACAACTCGTGTATCATCTCCATTAATTGAAATAATTGAATGTTTTAATCGAGTACTCATCTCTGATTCAACATGCATCTTTTTCTTTAAAGCTTTTAATTCTACTTCAATTTTCTTTTCGTCAGCATGAGTTAAAAGCTTGAATTTTATATCAACGATTGAATCAGGTAAAGTAAAATCAAATTCATTTTGACCCTCTGTAAATTCATCAAACGGAATTTCCTTTGCTAATAATCCATCTAAACTAATTGAATAATTTTTATGTATTTCTCCACATGAAGGACATTTTACTTCAGTTTCATACTCAGAACCATATGCTAATATTCGAGCAGCAAACATAATACCATTCTTATCTCCAAGTAATAAAGTATTATACTCAACATTATCTTTAATAATAGTTTGTAAAAACTTATCTATTACAATCCCTTTGTTTATTAAATTCTTAGATGTAAGAATATCTTCTTCTCTTGCTGTTGGATATTTTAATTCAACAGAACCTTTTGATAATGAATTGTCGCTGGAATAAAAATATCCCTTTGACGGTAATGTAAAAACCTCAGTAGGGAAATTTTTATCACTTTTATCACCAAATTCTTCCCTTGCCTGAGCAGCAATATCTTTGTCGCTTGTTTCTTTGCCCATAACATTATTCTCCTTTTATTTGTTTTCTAAATTAATAATCTTCTTATATATAAATATATATAAATTAAATTTTTAATACAAATTTCACGCTACCACAATCCCAGATTCTATTATAACCAGCTAATTGCATATTTTCCCATTCTGTGAGACTGGAATTAAATGTTTCTAATTTTTCATTTAGTACATTTTTTCTAAAATTAAATCTGTGATTTCTTATAAAATATCCATTTTTAAAATACCAATAATTTACAGGAGTTTCTCCTGTTTTATTAAAACCAAGTTTTTCATATAAATTTCCTCGACTCCATCTTCTATCAGCATAACTTATTATTTTTACAGGATTATAATTTTTAATGAAATAACTTAAAAGTTTTCCAGCACCACCAATAACAGAAACAGAAGTGGCATATCTCATTAATTCATATTCACCTTCTTCAGTTAATTTTTTACCTAAAGATATTCTTCGTTTTCCAAAAGTCATTACACTCACCAGTTCTCCACCAGTAAATAATCCCAGTTTTATAGCTGATTTATCATTTCCTTGTATATGATATTGTTCTAAAAATATTCTTTTTTCTTCTGAAAATAATTCTTTAATTTTACATTTTCGTGCATATATTACTTTATCAGATTTACCCAATATATGTTTTAATCTTCTCTTTACTATATCCTGCTTATTTAACCACTCGTCTTCAAATATATGAATTAAATGAATATTTTTATTTTCACACTGAATTGTTTTGTTTAAATGATATTTTTTATCTTTACCATTGAGTTCAGAATGCCAATATAATCCATTAAACTCTATAGCCAATTTCTTTTCAGGTATATAAATATCAAGTTCTAATGGTGAAATTATTGTTCTAACATTTACTAATATTTCTTCATGATACATAGATTTAATATATTCTAAAATTTTATTTTGAGTTTTTTGATAATTTACAGGATTACAAGAACGACATATAGGTATATGTCCATCATCTAATCTGTCGTAAAAAACATTATTACATTCTTTACATTGAAATTTATATCGTTGATTTAATTTAACCCCAGTATATTCATCTACTGTAAATAATGGTATAATTTTTTCATTTAATATAATTGAGCATTTCAATCTATCATAAAATGTTTTTAATAAATTTAATTTTATTTTTTCTTTAATAACAATAGATTGTGATGGATATTCAACACCATATTTTTTAATATTAGTTTGTTTAATTTTATTTTTTACTTCTTCTGATTGAAATGAATTTTCTACGCCATATTTTTTAATATTAGTTTGTTTAATTTTATTTTTTACTTCTTCTGATTGTAATGGATTTTCAACATTATATCGTTTTAAATTTGTTTGCTTAATTTTATTTTTTACTTCTTCTGATTGCCATGTATATTCAACGTTATATCGTTCTAAATTTGTTTGTTTAATTTTATTTTTTACTTCTTCTGATTTTGAAGGATTATTTACTCCATACCGTTTAATTGAAGTTTTTTTACTTTTTTCTATTACTTTTTTATTTTTAGATGGAGTTATATAACCATACTTTTTTAAATTTGTCTCAAATCGTTTTTTTAATGATTCACTCGTCATAGGACAATGACCATTTATATAATCAGAGAATTTACCGCGAGTAAAATTAGTATATTGACCACAACCACATTTACATTTAGGATATTTACCATTTAATTCATACTGAATTATATATTGTTTTTTTGACAATTTATGATAATTATTAATATGTTTAGATAATGAGAGAGAACTCTTAAATGATTTTTTACATATTTTACAAAAATTATTCATATTTTAATCCTAAAATGATTTATAACATTCATACTCTTAAACTAAAAAACGAGAGAAAAGTTCATTTCTCCCGTTTATAAATGTAAACAAAAACAATGTTTGATTCGGCTGTCTTAGATTAAAATTCGAGGACTGCCCAATCATATGAGATCTCCATATCAATACTAATTGCTTCATCACTTGCCCAATCATAAGCACCAAAATTAGCACTGGTAATGAAAGCTCCATAAAGTCTCCATTTCTCAATTAAATCACCTACAGGACCAATTCCATAAAGATCAATATCTTTTTTATAAAAATCAACATATCCAGCCCGACCAGTTAATGATTCATGATGTAATCTTGTCCATTCCATTACAGCCTGTGCAGCACTTGGAACAACAGGATCATAAAGAGTAATTGAGATTGGTTGCCAGTCTAATTTTCCCGCATATTTTCTTTTAATATTCATATAATCTATCACAAGTCCATTAATAGTATATGACGGTTTAGCAGCTGTTTTAATTACCCAGGCAGGAACGCCATCAATATACATAATAAATCTATGTGCTTGTTTTGGTTGAAACCGTTCTACCATTAATTCGTTGGATTCTAATAGCCGTTCTGTTGCCATATTATTTCTCCATTTATATTGTTAATCTTATCATTTTATATCCCAAATTTTCAAGATATTTTTGTCGTTTTATATCTTTTTTTATATATGTTCCGTCTACATTAAAATGTTGTTTTTCATCTATTTCTATTATCGTTTCCCGTTCCGCATCCAACCCATCAGGAAAATATCCACCTATACAGACCTCTCCACCATTTTCAGCATGTTGAAAATTATATCCATGTTTTTCACCATATTCATCTATAATTTTACAAGCTTCAGGATTATATCCAGGTATTAACTGTCCACCATTAAATTTAGCTTTTTCAATTCTTTTAATAGCAGATAATCTCATATTTTTACGAGTTTCTTCAGAACGTTTTACTCCTTTATTTGCTTCACTAAGTTTTCGTTTTTCTTCATATGTTCGTTTTTTACCGTACATTGGATTATTTTTACCAGTAGTATTTTCACTTAATTTTCTTCTAACATCTACTCTTTTTGATGGATTATTTTCACCTAACATTCTTTTAGATTGTTCAGGATTTTTCTTTCCTTGTTTTTGTTCACTTAATATTTTTTTAGTTTTTTTAGTATGATGTCGTCCAAACATAGGATTATTTTCACCTATCATTTTTTCCGAATGTTTCGGGCGTTTTCTCCCGTACATTGGATGTTTTTCTCCTTTAAGTGATTCACTTATATTTTGTTTTTCTTTATCAGTTCGCTGTTTTCCAAACATATGATTACTTATTCCAGATTTACAACAACTCATACATTTAGTTTTATGTTTTGTTGCTCTATTATATGATTCTTCATTTGTATAAGGTATTTCTCTACCACATTCTGAACATTTTCGTTTATACATTCATCATCCTCTCGATTATTCCAGAATCTTCTCTATTAAATCAGCTTTAGTTCCTGATGTATCAAGTTCGAGTTCTTCAGCTAATTCAATTAATTTTGCTTTTGATGTATTTTTTAAATCAGCTTCCATATTAACAACATTAACTTCAGTAACTGTACCAGAGTCAATTATTTTAATTGGTGCTTCAACGATTAATCCAAGTTTAGCAGCCTTTCGAGCTTCAAGTTGTCGTTGTTTCTTTTCTTTCATTAATTTAGCAGCATTTGCCATTACTATTCTCCTAAAGTTAGTTTTATCTAATCATATATAAATATAAAAAAATTTTATTTTTTATAAATATCTTTCAATTTAATTGTTTCTTTAATTTTTGGTGATTTCTTTATTGGTCGTAATTCAAATTTATCATTGTCCCACCATTCAGGTAACGGATATTCATCACATTCCTCTAAATCTTTGGGATTCATTTTATCATTCATTTGTTCTGTATCTTCCATTATATTTTCCTTATTTTATTAAAACGGGTTCAACTCCTATACTTTCTAACCACTGTTCAATCACTTTTGGATGAATGTAGCTTGATTTAGCCATAGCAGGAGTATTATTTAACCGTTGTGATACTTGTTCATATACTATTTTTAATTTAGCTTGTACAGCCTTTTTAATTGCTGTTGGTGATTCAGGTAATGGAGGAGGAGGAGTTTTATCAGTTTCTAATATTTTTTTCGCCATCTTCGTAGCAGCAAATGTTCTCATATCTTTTATTTTCATTCCCTTTTTACTGATTTTTCCAAATACAGAACTTAATTGTCCTACTGTAGAATCAAATAAAAAGTTTTCAGATTTTCTTTCATTCATTCGTTTCGTTAAATATTCGGCTAATACCTTATCTTTTATTTCTGCATTATTTGGTTTATATGATTTCCCAACAAAATTAAGTATAATCTTGTCACCTTTAATTTTTATATTTTCAGCACTAAGAGTTGAAACTCCTCTATTACCAGTGTCGTCAAAACCTAAAGCACTTCCAGGTCTCAATCCTGTCTGAGATATTATTGATAAAATCGCTCCAGCATCTCTTACTTTTGGGTCTCTATTTTTTAATAACTTCGTCGCCTTTTCATTAACCTTTTCAATATCACCTGATTTAATCTTTTGAATTCGTTTCCATTTAATCTTAGCATTCTTTGCCATAAATTTTTGAGTATATGATGATACTGTTCTACCTGATTTCGGATCTTTCCATTGTAATACAGCATGAGTATGTATGTTGCCTTCTACATTTACTTTAACACTTTTTTCGTCAACTCCCTCAGGAGGAAATGCATTCAATTTTAATTTTCCATACTTTTTGATAAATGGATTCGTTATTACTTTCTTCGGCTTCTTTTTCTTCTTCTTTTTCTTCTTAGGCGTTATTCCAGTTGGATTAGCCTCACCAGCTGTCGTCTCTTTACCACTAATTGTTACTGTAGTCGTATCCCTCATCTTGTGATCAGATGCATACTTCTCAAAATCAGCCTGATCAGTAAATTCTATTTCAGTAATAAGTTCTTTTAATCTAATCAT